CAACCACCCCATCCCACGCGGGCGCATCGTGCTCACACACAACGGACACATCGCCAACGACAGGGAGTTGTTTAAACAACTTCGTGTCAGGCGACATGCCGTTGTTGATTCAGAAGCAGTCACCGCGTTACTTGCCTTCGGAAAGGAGCACCCGACCCAACTTCTCACAGAAGTGGAGGGCACCGCTTCCCTTGCATGGCTTGAACAAGATAGCCCCGACATCTTGCACCTTGCGCGAGTCAACTCATCCCCGCTCTGGCTAGGTCAGACCAAGGGTGGCTCGCTTGTCTATGCCTCAACCGAAGAAGCAATCGAGAACGCAGGCATCATGCTTGATGATTCACTTGACTGGAAGTATCCCGCCCAAGAGGGCGAGTACTTCAAGGTCAAGGCGGGCAAGGTTGTCGAGTACCAGAAGTTCAAGCCTCGCCAATCATTCACAAGCAAGCGCTGGTGGGAGTACGCGCCAGCATAACAATCACGAACCAACAGCCCCTCGCCAGCAGGCGGGGGGCTTCGTTGTTTAAACTAGTCAGTACCACCAGCAGTACCACACAGGTACCAGTGCGTACACTCATCAGTGTTTAAACAAAAGCAGCCGCCGTCAGCCAGGTAACAGTTTAAACAAAGCGTTTAAACAAGCCGCTGCTTACCTGGAACCAGGCAAACTGTAATAGTTTAAACACACCTGGAGTCCCACAAATCCAGGAAAGTTTAAACAGAAAAACTTTTTTAGAAATCTTCTGCAAATGCTTGACATGAACAGCACGAAGTGCAATCCTGCATGCAGTGGGGAACACGCCCCGCAACATAACAAGGAGACAGCATGACTGGAGCAACACTCACAGCGCTTGCGATTCTCACTGCACTTAACATCTTTACAGTGGTGAAATACGCACGCCTTGAAATCGCATACAACGAACTACGCAAGGTCAATAAGATTCTACAAAAACGCCTTGCCAACTCCTACGAAAGACCATTCTAATGTGCGACCTATGCAACGCCTACGGCGTACAAACGGTAGCCCTTACCGTCAATAGCAACGAAGCAGAAGTGTGCTTCAAGTGTATTGAGGAAGGCAACTAATGGGAAAGTCTCAGGAATATGAAGTCAAGGTTACATACACCGCCTTCATCAATGTGGATGCCTACTCAAAAGAGTTAGCAATCGAGGAAGCCAAGAACATCGTGGCTTTCAACTACAACGGAACAATGTCAGACGAAGCAGAATACGAGGTGACAGAACATGACAACGCAGACAACCTATGAAGGATGGAAGAACCGAGAGACATGGAATGTGGCGCTCTGGATTAACAACGAGTACCCGCTCTACCTATCGGCTCGCCTATTCATGCAAGCATACAAAGGTGCCTCTCCCTATCGGGAATGGGTCAAGATTGCAGGACTGGACAACCAACAAACCCCAGACGGGTGCAAGTACATCAGCCCCAAGTTATCCTACGCAGAACTCAACGACATGATGAGGTGTTTAAACTCATGAAACTATGTGAAATCTGCGAGGACAACGAACCACGCACCCCCGAAAGTAGATGGTGCCAGTCATGCCGAGACTGGATGAAGGGGAGCGACTAATGCAGTGCGGTGTGTGCGGTCAGCACTTCTCAGGGCGCATGCTTCACCCTCACTACACGCGGTGCGTAGAGGGTGGGCTTGCGCCAGAGCCAACGGTCAACGACATCAAGAAGAACAGTGAGGAAAGCGATGGATAAGTACACCTTCTTCGTAACGATTGAAGTCAAGTACGATGTCTATGCAACCAACGAAGACAGCGCCTATACGCAAGTCAAGGAGTTCATTCAAGACGACCTCAACGCAGACGACTTCGTAAGTTTAAACGGGCACATCGAACTCCACCGAGTAGAACCAACAGACAGGAGATAACATGTCAAAGAATGTAAATGGGGTAGTAATCCATGCAGATGGTACTTACTCGCGCAAGCAGTTTAAACAGTTGTCCGACTATCAGCAAGCAGTCGGTGGACTCATCGAAGCAGTGCGATTACTCAACCAGTCATACGAGGAGATTGCCTGCATGTATGTAAACGAGGAAGGGTTGCTCACTGGACTACCATTCAATGAGCGGGCGACAAAACTTTCCTTCTTATTCCAGAGTGACAACCTTCTAGTTGGTGATGCAGTCATCATCGGTGCATCAGATGAGGAAGGCGAAGACACAGACATCCCAGAGTGGCTCGCCAAGTTCATCGAACACACGCATGCGGAGGCAAAAGTAAATGCCTAAACGAATCATCGCAGGACTACTTCTGATAGTAGCAACAGTAGCCATAGACAACCGCTTCTTCGATAAGCCTAATGGAGCGCTCATCAGTGGCTCAAACAAGGGCGCACCCATGGCAGGCGAGGTGGTGGCGTACTACCAAAACGAATACCAACGGTACGCAGTGGACTTACTCATCCAGCGTGACAAGTTGGAGCAGTGGTCATGCCTCTATGAACTATGGACACGCGAATCTAACTGGCGACCCAAGGCACGCAACAAAACATCAGGCGCGTACGGCATCGCCCAGTTCATGCCAGTCACATGGAGTCTTGTCGGGTTTAAACGCACCGATGATGGCTTCACCCAAGTTGAGGCTGGCTTAAAATATATTGACCGCAAATACGGTGGCAATATCTGCAAGGCATTGGCAAGTAATCTCTCTCGGAGGTGGTACTAATGGAGCCGATATTCTTCGACATTAAAAGTGTGAAGGTACTCAACGGCAAGAAGTATTACCGCTTGCGATACGACCCAGACATCTTCAAGGATGCAGAGTGCAAGGGGGTAAGCACTATCACCTTCTACCCTGACAAGGCGCTGTTCTCACCAGAGGAGGAGCGCTTCTACGCAAGGCTATGCTCGCTGTGCCCCATCAAACTGGAGTGCCTAGAGTGGGGTCTTGCCCATGAAAACCATGGGGTATGGGGTGGCACCACACCAGTGGGGCGGACCAAACTCAGAAAAGAAATCAAGTGGGGTATCACTGAACTCACCACCGCAGGTCATTTGCCTGTGCTATAGTAGGTCAAGCGCTCGCCCAAGGTTCCAGTCCCTTCGGCGGGCGCTCTTTATTTAATCGGCAGACTTATCGCCACGCACGATACGGTGCGCCCAATCTAAACCAGCGTTCCAACCTTCGTAGTATCTCTTATCAGGCAAACATGCAGGCGAATCGGGATTGCACTTTGCGTAATCAATCTTCCTATGGAATCTATCGAGTATCTCTTTATGCAGTTTCCTAAAACGCTCAATGAACTCATCGTCATTCATTGTTTAAATGCACTCCTCATCCACATAAAAACATTCTCCGCCAAATCATCTAGCGTTCCATCGTTGTAGATAACATGGTCAAACATGTAGTTATCCATGGCAATCTCAGACTTGTGGCTATTGACTGCGCTGTGATTGTGTCTGTTGACACGAATGACCTTGCCACCTCGTGACTTGATTGCATCACCCTCATTGGGAAAACGCACATCCGCGATAACAACCTTAGCGTCTGGCTCTATCTGTTTAAATGCCATGTCAACCCAGACATTCTCGCCAAACATCTTGCGACCAATCTCAGTGCCAAATACTTGAAGCAACCTACGCACCTCAGGATTCTGCTTAGCAAAGTCCCACCCATAATCTTCTACCAAGTGTGAGACATGCGTGATGCTGTCTATCTTAGGGTTCAATGTGAGAATGGCTTGTCGCATCGGGTCAGCAAATGAGATGCGCTTGTATCCATAGTTTAAACAAAGCAACTCAGCCACGGTGTCCTTGCCACTGCGTGCATAACCGCTCAGTCCGATAATCATTGGTTGTCCTGCTCTCTTATCTCTTGTCGTGCTTGCTCATTGGACATACGCCTACGCCTGCCGTACCACACTGGCGCTTCACCGCCAAGCCTGTCTTGCAAACGAACTAGCGCACGCTTTACTCTCTTGCGTACTGCTTCTTCTGATGCACCCAAAGATTCAGCAAGCGCACCAAACTCCATACCGCCATCGGCATACCTCAGCCGTAACAAGTCTCTATCGTGCTGGTTTAAACGGTCAATGCCAGACGCTACATCCGATAGCAAAGCCATGCGATTGCCACCTTCACTCGGCTTCGCCGAATGGGATACGAACTCGTTAGCCATGTCGGGTGTATCAGTCCAGCCCTCGTGTGTCCACACATCACGAAGCAACTCATGCAAGACTTCAAGCGTGTAGTAAAACGAATCAGCAATCGGCGAGCGCGAGTTACGCGAGCGCTCCTTAGCAACATACTTCTGTGCCTCGTTAAAGAAAGTCTTACGCAGTTTAAACTTGAGACTCTCCTCGCCCTGCCACTGTTCAATCTTGTGCCAGTGTTCCAACGCCCATAGCGAGAGGTGTTGATACAAGTCGTCAGTGGATACCAAGCCACGATGGATACGATTACTACGGGCAGTGACTTGCTTCGCTACTCCGTAGATTGTTTCCCATACCTTGTCCTGCTCATCCATCTTTAGGTTCCGCCTTCTCGTTCTTTAGTTTACGCATAGCCATCAGCAAATCATCAACGGTGATGAGCACGCCCTTGCTCTTGTTCGGTGGTATCTCGCATGTGATGTCGCGCCCAAACTCTTTGACCGCATACAACACATGGCTTGTCGGCACCATCAACACGCCCTGCTCTAGCACGAACGCCCAGTAATCAGCCTCCGTCACCATGATGCCCGACTTCTCCCACGATTGAGTCTTCATAAACCAGCACTCAACCTCGACATAGATGTTGTTAGTGACCCACCACTTCCTATCCCGCTTGACCTCAACCTTCTTGCCGTTAGTCAGTAGTTCTTCCACAAGTTGCTCGCCCTTGCGCCCATATCCAAAATCCAAATCGAACGATGAGTTCTTTGCCATGTTTAAACAAACTCCTTCTGTAGCCAGACTTGCCAGCCGATGTCTATGACTTTCATCTTGTCGCGGGTTATATTCCAGAACGCATCAACCGCAGGGCGTGGCTCGTAGAAGTTACCTCTGCCCTCGCTCCATTGGTAGTCATCGAAGGCGAGGATGCCACCCACATTGAGTGCATTGAAGGCGTTGATTGCATCACGCATCACACCGAAGGCAGTATGGTCGCCGTCAATGTAGATGAAGTCGAAGGTCATGTTGTTGGAGTGAAAGAACTCATCGCTTGTCTGTCGAAAGACATGCCGATTCAAGTACTGTCTGGTCTTCTCTGTGTAAACGGTATAGACATCATCGAAGTCCAAGTCGTTGTGCGCTTCCTCATCACTGCCCCTCCATGTATCCACATCAACCAGTAGTGAGTCAGGATTGGTAAGCACTTCATCAAGCATCCACTTCGAGGCATCGCCAGTAAACGCACCTATCTGGAGGAAAGTAACGGGCTTGCCTTTGAACTGTGGAAGGTGGCGCTGGAAGTTCTTGATAGCATCAGTGCCAACGAACCAGTTGGGATATTCCATTTAAACACCCATCCGTTTCCGCAAGCCATCTGCTCCTTCGGATAGGTACACATCATTGACATCAGCACCATCGGGCATGAAGACTGGGAACACATTGTCTAACTCACGACTGATGTTCTTTGCCATCTCTCGCCCTGCATTGTCACCATCGCAGAACAACATAATCCTTTCCCAATCGGCAAGCACGCGGGAGTAAAAAGGTTTCCAGTTGTTAGCGCCAGGAAGTCCAACCGCAGCGAACCCCACTTGCGTTGCGATGATGGTGTCAATCTCACCCTCGCAAATAACCAGCACATCACTGTCTGTTTCCAGCGCCTTGATGTTGTAGATGTGGGTGCTCGCGCCTGGTCTTGACATGTACTTCGGACCTGCATCCGCGTTTAAACTACGGAATCGAATGTCAATCACACCTGCTGGCGTGAGGTATGGGATGGCTAACTTGCCAAGGTATGGCTCATGCCCAGTCTCAGGTTGCTTTACGAAGCCGAGGCGGAACATACGCGCCGTCTCCTCCGTTATACCTCGACTCGCCAGATACGGGAGAACTTCTCCGAGGTTTTGCTCGTAGTTCTCCGTGGCTTTCGCCAGTGATTCTCTCTGCGATTTTGATAGCCTCGCCATACTTAACTCCTTCTCGTTTCATAATCAGTGAGTAAACATCTCCTGCCATATCGCAGGCAAAGCATCGGAACCCACCCATGTCTATGTTTAGACGGGCAGATTTGATGTGGTCGTTATGGAACATGCACCGTACAGACTGCCACCCACCACGATTGCTTGGGATGTTGAAGCCGTAGTGCTGTAGCACTTGAACGATGTCGTGCTTAGAGGTTTGGGAAGACATGCCCCAACCTCTGCACCACATAGGCATCGCTGATTGGTTTGTTACTTGCCTTGATGATGACCAATGGGCTAGGCAAGACGGCAAGGTTCTTCTGAATCTTATAGTTCAAAGCCTCAACCTCTGCCTCACGAAGCCAGCCTGATAAGTCAATGCGCCCATCTCTGCGTGGAGCCTTAGCCTCTACGATGTAGATGCCATTGACCCCAGGAACGAACACATCACCAACATCATTTCGACCAGCACGAGGCAGTCGCTGTGCGTTTAAACCAGACTCGATGAACCAGTCAGTAAGGTCAATCTCAAAGCCTGCACCTCTACGCTTGTTCGCCACTTGCTGACTTGGCATCTCGCTCCCTCCTATCGGCTGCTTCAACGGCAGCCCAATAAAGGTTGTAGTACGCACTGTCAAAGGCAAAGCGCTTCATGTGCTTGACGAGAGCGCCAGTGTGTGCGTGGATTGGGATACCAGAGGCACGCACCTTGCGGAAGAAGGCGATGTCTTCACCAATGAACTTGTCGCCAGTCTCGTTGTTCTCACCGAACCAGAAGTCGCCTGGAAACTTATCATTTAAACGGTCAAGCACGCTCTTGTGCATGAGCACCAAACCCATGCCTGCATTGTCAATACGCACCAGTTGATTGTGTGGCAGTGGGTGAAGGTAGGAGATTTCGTATTGGTTCTGACCCTCGTTAAACAGCACTGGCATCGGTTGCATCAGTGTGCCTTCGCTCTGCTTGGAGATGAAGTACACCCCGCACACCACTGGGCGTGCCATCTTGTCAGCGGAATCCCACAACAACTCCAACACTTCCTTCGTGAGCACGATATCTGAATCAACCCAGAGTGCCCAGTCAGTACCGACCTTGCCCCACATCTCAATCGCAGCCTGCCTTTGGCGTGCAATCTGATTACCCGCTACGCGGATAGCATTGGAGATGCGAACCCCGCTGGTAATCATCGTGTAAACAAGTCCTTCGGTGAACTTGCCATCGGTGTTTCCATTGTCGCACCAGATAACCGAAAGGGTTTCCTTACTTGTGTGTGCCATCGTTAATAACTCCCTCAAGAATCTTGTCTGAATGGTCAAGTACCTGCATAGATGACTCTGCTACTTCCTTGAAAGTCTCAGCGACATGGACTAACTGGGCTGCGAGGAGTTGCCTGTCTTCTGGTCTGCATCCGCAGTCTTCATCGAGGAGGTGTTGAGCAAGTTGGCTAACATAATCAGCGAACTGGATTGACTCCAACCATACTTTGGAAGGGTCGAAGATTTTTGCTGACGCTTCATCAATATGTTCCATAAGGTTAGGAAGTTCATTCTGTAGCATCTCCTTCATTTCCTTCGGAATCGGTGCTTGCTCCAGCATCTGTTGAATCTGCTCTGGAGTTACCGAGAGTGCCGATGAAAGCGTCATGCCATTCTTCTTCGGTGAGGTCTTTGTACTTTCCTGTTTCTTTTTCCTGCCAAACATAGGTTCTCCAACCAATAGTCCAAAGATAGTTCTTTGGTACGAACGATAGGTGGTGCTTCATGTCCTCGCGTAGAGGCTCCTTCGGTACTGATACAGCATCATCGGATTCTTTAGCAAGCATCTCGCCTGCGTTCTCAACAATCCGCAATATCCATTTCTCTGTCATATAGCCAAGTCCAAAATCTGCATACTTGCAGGGTCATAGGACAGCCACACTGGTGAAGCACCGAGGGCATCGGCTGGTCCGTATCGGTTCTTAACAGCGCACACACCCATAGATGCGATTTGTCCGTGCACTGTGAGGATGAGAGAAGGGGTCTGGGCGACCTTGCCATGCAGTGAACTACGCGGAGGACATGGATTACCAGATACTCCTTCGCTCGTGTGATGGCAAACGACAACCGCAGCGCCAGTCTCTCGCGCCCACCACTTGAGTTCACGCATGAGGGTGCGTAGTCCGCCCCACTCATCTTGTCCGTCAAGGGTGACATCAACAGCATTATCAAGCACGATGAGTTCGACATCCTTACCCAATCGCTCACGCGATGCGAGGATGGAATCCTCAACATCACGGAGCGTTGGTGCAGAATCAAACTCCCAATAGATGTGGTCAGAGGAGCGGAGCATTTGTCCTGCCCACTCCCTGTCCTCCTCCATCAACGGTTCTACTTCTGCTTGTGGCTTGCCTGTAATCATCGCCAGCAAACGCAGACTCATCGTGTGTGAGTGTGTATCTGCTGAGATATACAGCGTTGGAACGCGAGCGCGTACAGCAAGGGACAACGCCAGAGTTGATTTACCAGCCCCTGGCGGTCCCGCAATCATGCTTACTTCGCCCCGTCTAAACGCTATCTGCTGTGCTGCAAAGGTGTGCCACACTGTTGGAAGCGTTGCACCACCCGTGGAGGCAGTCTTGATAGCGCGGGATAGGAGACGCATGGGCTATGCGTTCTGCCTGTTCTTGCATGCTGAAGCCTGTGGGCGTGGGCATGCGTAGAAGGCACGGTATGGCTTGCCTGTTGACTTGCTGATACCAGCAGGTACAAGGCGCATCGCACCCGCACCGCATGTGCACTCTGGTGAGTTGCTAGTAGGTGCTGGTGTTGGTGCATAGTTGTGTGCAGGTGGCTGTGGTGTTACAACCTGTGCGTTAGGAAAGGCGTTCTGCACTGCTTCGATTGCCTTGGATGTACCAGCCATAGCCTCAGTGGTCTGCTCCAAATCGAGCAGGGCTGCAAGGCGCATAGTGATTCCATCAAGAAGAACATCAAGTTCCTCTGGTGTATTAGCACGAAGGTTAATCAACATTCCATCGCGCTTTGTCTTCCAGTTAATCTGGATTGCTGAGTTCTCACTCATCTGTGTTATCTCCTAGTTCGGGGTAGAGGTGTGAGTCTTTTCCATTGACTGCATAGCATGCGTGGTTGACTGAACATGTCCCACACAGGAAGCCTGGCTGTGGGATGAAGATGTTGTTGTCAACTGCAATCTTGAAGCCCTTGACTTGGCTTGCCAAGCGTGGCTCGGTGTAGTGCGAGAGGTTCACTGGCTCGGTCAGTTCGCCTGTCCGTGCCATGAAGTATGCGCCCTTAGTTGGTCGCACGCCCCACAACTTCTCGCAAAGCACTGCGTAGGTACCCAACTGAGTACTGGCTACTGGTGCCTTTGTAGAGGTTTTGATATCAATGACGACAAGTTCTCCCTCTGGCGAAACCATAAGCCTGTCGAGAAAGCCCCGCATGGGCACGCCCCCAACTTCGGCTTGCAGTTCCGTTTCAATAGCGATGTCGCCAATAGGTGTCTGATAGGGGACATACCCACTGACATCACGCCATTGAATCCAGAAGTCAACCATCTTTGGTCCGTTGTCCAACCACCAAGTAGCATCCTCTTTGTTGGGATACTGCTTGGTTGCCCTGCCTCCAGCACGAAAGTCCATGCCGTTGTTGTCCTTCTCGTAGTTGACATCCCATCGTGCATAGAACACAGCCCGTGGGTCGAAACTACTGCGAAGTTCAGGAAGGGTCTTGTCGTAGATTTCTGTCGCCTCATGTACAGCCTTACCCCCTACAAGCCAGTAGGAAGGGTTCTGCGGGACATTCTGAATACGGGTGAGGTAATATGACCAACCGCAGTTAAGCCATGTTGACATGGCGCTGTGGCTGATATATCCCTTACCAGTCTTTTCTTCAAGTGACATATATCTTCCTTTCAATAGAGGAGTTTACTACACAAAGTCTCCTCTATCCTGCGACACGCCGAGAGATTACAACCGTGTAAGTCAGCCAAAAAATCTGTATAATCCTGTTCGTGAGAACGGGTAAAGTGTATGCGGAGGCGTAAGCCGAAGCGCGTTAAGGCTGATTATAGAGGTTTGCCTACGCATGCGTGCCCTTGTGGATGTGCTGTCATGCGTGTCTCTTGTATCTTTGAAGAAGGGACTGTTGTTTGGTATTTGCTGGATGCAGAGTGCTATGAGTGTGGCGCACTGCTAACTGCACCGACTCCGATTGATGATGACTATGCCACTCTATGAGTTTAAATGCTTGATTTGTAATGCCCAGTACGAAGTGCAGCGGGAAATGGGTGAGACTCGTGAGCCTGTCTGCTGTGGCATATCCATGGAGCGAGTATGGACTGCCCCTGCTATCCAGTTCAAAGGCTCTGGATTTTACAAGACGGACAATAAGTAGTAGGTTCTTCTCGTCAGCATGCACGGGGAAGGCATGCTGGTGGGGACAAAACTAAATAAAAAAAGCCCCCGCCAATCAAGATTTCTCTTGAAAAGCGGGGGTCTTTTACTGTTTAAACTAGGTAACTTTTAGTTACTTTACTCTGCCGAACTCTGGAGCAGATGGGTCTAGCCACTTAAGGACTGGACCAAGGAAGCCAGCAAGCGCTGCCATTCCTAGTGTCTTGATGTCTGTCTCACCTGCAAGGTACAGCGCAATCGCTGCGGATGCAGCAGCACGGAACCATGTCAGGGATACTTGCTTAAGTACTTCCATTACTTGCCTTTCTTCTTGGTCTTGCGAATCGGGCGCGAAGCGACCTTGGCAGGCTTCTTCGAGCGTGGTGTGCTGAGTCCAGCAAGCACCTGATTTACAAGTTTGGGTTCGTTTCTCCACCAGAACCAAGTGCTTGTGTTATTGGCGTGTTCTGGTTTGATGGATATATGGAGGTGTTTGTTATGCGGATTACTACCGTTGTACTTTCTGTCACCACCACGCTTTGACCATATCCTCCCATTGAAGATGAGGTAGGAAACCCTGTTATCTTCTTTGAGATTCTTGTAGATTTCCTTACAGTCAATACCGTGCTTTGGGTCATGGGTCAAATCTACCGCAAGTCCCGTGTTGTGGTCGGAGTCAGGATTTTGTTTGAAATGAGCAGTGGAAGGGAGTAACCCGTCTGATGCCTTCTTGCGTAAGGGTGCAATCGCAGTCGCTTGGCGTAGCACGGCTAATGCAGCAGGGCTGGCAACTTTGACAAGGGGTTTCATACTCCTATTTATCCTTCTCTCGTATATTAGAATCTACTATAACAAAACCATCTTCTCTATCAAAGAGTACATAGTCCATATAATCAACAGCAAAGCGCTCATTGAGCGCATCAATGACTACTTGCTTATCCAGTTCACCGCAGGTGTATAGGTCAAACTGGAGCATTGATGGTGTTGTCTCATCCCAAATGTGGAAAGCAATATGGCTTGTCTCAATCATAACCATGGCAGTTAGACCACGATTGCCTGGGACATCCACATAACTGGCGAATGGACCCTTGATAATCTTCATATTGATGCGACTCACAAGTTCCTTGAGGAACTCAATACCGTCTTCTTCTGAACTTATTGGGTCAATAACCTTGGCATTTACCAAGAGATGCTTATGAAAAATCATTGGTTATTTTCTCAATACTTCTTTGACTAAATCGGTTAGTATGTCAACCTTGCTTTCAAGGTTATTGACTTTATCTTTGATGCTTGACCCGCCATTGGGCTTGAGTTCAGATAAGTAGTGCTTGGTTAGATGCTTCACTCCCATGGCTAGAGCGCCTACAAGAGTCGTTATAGAAACGGCTAGAGCAGCCCAATCAGCAGGTGACATTTGCGGTATTCCCTTTGTTTAGACGACAGTACGAGCGATTACTTGGATAATCCCACCATAACCAGAGAAGTTGGCATTGGGTGGCGTGGTGCGGGTGAAAGTCACCTGCTCCACCACTGCTTCGGTAGGTTCGCCACCAGCAGTGAAGTCTTGGATGATGATTGTTTCGCCTTGTGCTTCCAACTGTTCAAGTGCTTGGAGCCGTGCAAGGGCATAGCCCTCGAAGCCTATGATTTGGCGGTTGCGGTCAGTCTCCTTATCAAAGCAGAAAATAGGAATCTGTAGCACGCGAGCACGGGTAGGAGTAGGCAGAGCCTTAACAGAATACCCAAGCATGACAGCGCCAGTAGAAGCAGTCGTGCTATTACGGTTGAGACGGAAGGTGAACTGCGCCTCAGCCGAGACATCGCTGAAAACAGATGCAAGGTCGTAGTCATATATCTGGGTTGACCCTTCTTGAATGGTCTGGAAAGCCTCATTGACACCATTCAATGTTCTGAAAATATCTATGTTGCCATCGAGTGTGCCATCGAAACGAACCTTGAGTCGCTTCCATGCCTTGTTCTCAAAGGTGTCGAAGCGAATGATTCCAACAGTAAGGTCGCCAGATTCAACCAAGTCAGTAGCAGACTCGATGAACAACCCATCGCCTTGCACGCAGAAAGAAACGCGACCATCGTTTAAATGTGCTACGCCTTCTACCTTGCCAGTAGCACCTTCGGCATAAACATCCTTGGCATAGGCGTATCCACCGTTTGCCAATGGTCTGGATAAATCTACGCGATAGATACCAGAGTATGTATTGACACCGCTATCTACACCAGCATAGATGTAGGAGCCTGATGCGCTCATCTTGTAAACACCAAGTGATGTCTTGAATATCAGCGGTCCATAGAACAAGTCGCCAACCTCATTGGCTACTGCAACACGAAGCCCTTGGCTAGTTCCAAGGATGACATAGGTTCCAAGGTAGCCGAGCAAGCCAGTAATCTGCTCATCGCTTGGCAGTGTGATAACGCTAGTCATTGTGTTTAAAGTACCGTCACTTGCAACGGTAATCTTAAATACGGTTCCTTGGCTGCCAGAGAATCCGCCAACATAGATTGCTGCGCCAGACTCTGCGATGGCTCGGAAGGCATATCCAAGTGGAAGCGTGGTGCTTCCGTTGATTGGAGTTAGTGTGCTGAGATTGATAGACGAGCCAGTGTTTCGGTTCAACTCGTAAGCATAAGTATTGTTATTGACATCAGTATAAGCAAAGATAAAGCGGTTCTTTACATAAGCAATAGTTCCACTTGATGCGTTGGCGCTGTTGATTGCATAATCTTGGTGCAACGCAGGGCTTGTCTCATCGAAAGAGTAACGCCATATCTTGGTGGGTGTCACCATCATCAAGTCGTTACCGCCAAGCCCAACAGCGATGATGTTCTCGGTGAGGGATGTATTGTTGACAATCGTTGTCTCTGAAAAGTCACTTACCCTAATACGCAGTACTCGTATTGTTTCTGCTGATGAGTACTTGACGAGGATGAGGTACTCAATACCGTTGATGATGGTATTAAAGACTCGGCTATCGCCAGTGACAGCCTCTTGCAAGGTTGTCTTTTTAAGCAGACTTATTTGCCCAGGAGTCCATGGATTAATACCAGTAGAGTCGTAGTATCTGAACTTGACTTCTTCTACATTTCCAGAGATTGGCTCTTGGTAGGTGATGCCAGGTCCAAGGTGGAAGGATGACTGGCTTCTAATCCAATAGCCTGAACCCGACAGTGACTGCTCGCCTGGGTCGCGGGAGTTGTCAAAGCGTTGCGTACGAAACTCTGCCGTCTGCCTACGGTATGGAGTGTTGTCCGTGATGGCATAGATGAACGGCAAAGTACCGATAGCAACATCGTACTTATAGGTGGTTGGGTCGTAGTAAGCCGAGGCACGACCAGATAGGTCTATGAGTACGCGCTCGGAAATATCAGGTGCTCTACTGCCTGCCATTATTCTCCCATTTAAACACTTGGATTGCTTCTAAATCATCTATATGGTCGTCAATAGTCCTAACAATAGGAACGATGTCAGAGAGCAGGGCGAGGTCCTTCTAGTAC